TTAATATCTACTCAAAACATAAATATATGGCTGAGGATAAACTTCATTTAATATTTCATAAGCAGCATTAACAATATCTATATTAATTAAATAATTTAATAAACCAAAATCATCAAAATCTAGGTTTTCATTTGCTTTAATTAAAAATTCTACCTTTGCTTCTAATACATCAGGCAATATGTGCATTGTACACTTCTCTAAACCATCATATTTTGGGATTAATTCATTATTAATATATTCGTATAATTTCTTTAAATCTTCCATGTTCTCCATTATATTTTTACTCCTATTCTTTTTAATTCTCTTTTCACAGTTCTTTCCTCCAAACCAAAATCACTCAAAGCATGCTGTGAAAGAAATGTTGTACCAGGCTCCCTTAACTCATTACTAATTAACTCCCCATCATTAATTAATTTCCTACGTTTTTGTTGATACTTTGCTTTCTGTTCACGTACCGCCCAGGTCCTGCAAGCTTCCCTGCAATACCCTGTTTTGTTTTCAAATTTAATATAAATCCTGCCACAATATTTGCATTTGCTGATGTAGAATCTTGTTTGTGGATCATTTAATGTTTTCTTCAATAACATTATTAATCATCCTTCTAAATTTTTAGATAGTAAGTTTTTCTTCACTTCAAAAACAAACATGTGAAAGGGTAAAAGTTTACCCTGATATTTCACATATTCATTAATTACTTGTGATTTTTTTAATGCTTCAGTTATAGTTTCTTGTTTTAATTCTTCACTTATGCATTCAAAATTGGAGACTGTTCTACTTAAACTAATGTATACTCTTTCATATAGATTAAAGTTATTGTTTTCCACATACTCCACCACAACAAGAAACTGAATTTTCAGAAGTATTGAATTTACCATCTTCAATCATTTCAATCAACTCATTAAGAATACGAGTAACATTCATCAAAGTATTAAGATTAACACTATGAATTATAACATCAGTATACTCCATGTCTCTCAAACTACCTGTGCATTCTTTATGAATAGTAAAAGATTGTTCTTCAAATTCTCTGCTTCTTGTTTTAATAAAATATAGTAATAATTTCTCATCAATCATGCATATTTATCCTCCATGTATTTTTTAACTTCTTTCATAAAAACTCCTGATTACAATATAACCTATCTTAATCATCAAAAAAATCAGTAAGACATAACACTAAACAACAACTAATAATTACACTTACATTAAAAACTACCCAACCATCCATCATACTATCTTTTCCTCCATTATCTCCAACTTGTTACTAACTCATACTCTTCAGGAGTTAGCTTCTGTTTTAACCTTTCATCAAAACTTCTTACATCTCCAGGATTATTCTCATCCCAGCAAGACTCAATCTTGGCAGTTAATTTATTAATTTCTTCCTTATTCATTTTTGTATCTCCTTTTTATTCCGTGTGGGTTGTCTTTGACTTGGTTCCGCTACACCATACTTACTTAACAGATAATTCTGCTTATGCTTCCTCACTGTTTCAATTGCCGTGTCTATAAGTAAACTCCATTTAAAACTCTCATGCTTATCTCTTAATACCTCATGCCATACATCTTTCATGATTCCACCTTTTTTTTATATGAATTATTTCACTCCTTCAGCATAGTTTACTAATTTTAATCCTTCATTAATTACACAACCCACCAATACATCAAAAGACACTTTTTGTTGTTTGCTGATATTCTTCAGCTGATTTTTCCCAACAAAACCTAAACGTTCATGTATACGATAAACTGTATCCATTGCATTACCATATTCATCATTATCTTGTTTTTCATTTTTTAATCGCTCTTCACGTATTTTACATAATTGTGATTCCAAAACATTTATTTCATCCTGATGTATTGCAATTTTTTTTCTTAGTTCTGTTTCTTTATCATCAGACAATCCTATTGCTTTTCTCAACTGTTCTTCAACAAATTCACTTCGACCTTGAGGTAATTTTTCTTTTGCTTGTTCCCATATCATGGAATCAATTGTTAATGTTACTGATTTTTTCATAATGTTTGCACTCCATTTAAAAAAAATTATATGTAAACTTTAAAGTTTACATTTTCAAATTGATTCTGTTGCTGTTTACATTTGTTTACATTTGTACACTTGTTTACACATGTGGATTTCCACAGGTTCCTCGCTAGAATGTAAACCTTCAAGTTTACCCAAAAGTTGATCACGCTCCATCTCCAAAGCAATCAAATCAAGCTTCACCTCACGAATTTCATTATCCAACTCCATAATCTCAAACTCCAATCTCCCCTTTGATGAAAGCAACGTATTTAACCCCACTTCCACAGCAGAACGAACAGAAATATTATGCTTCTCCAAAAGCTTCTTGCAACGACTAGTAACCTTAGCAGAAACAGTCTCAGGAAAATCAACACTCTTCATAAAATAATCACCTCAAAATCTTTTTCGCTTCACATATATGTTTACACTCATGTTTACGGTAGTGAAAGTCTTCACAGCTACACCACCAACCATCCACATCATCATAATTCACAGTATTACTACCAGTACTACCTGATGCTTTAAATTGTGCGAAAACTAACCTCACACAAACAGGATTAATGGAGGTTATTTTTTAGCCTCCTTCTCCTGTTTTTTAAACCATTCAAAAACAGCTTTACTTTCAACTTCATCGATTTCTTTCTTTTTAAACATATTCATACGAGTGCGATTAATCATTACTGGAGTGATTTGTATTGTACTGTCTTTTTTATGAATATGTGCTTTTATTTTGTTTAAAACCTCATCCACATCCACTTCCTTTTTAGGCACACCATCAAATGAGTTATTATTATTTCTATGAATATTTTCTTTTTTCCCTGCTCCTTCTTCAATTTCATCTTCTTCCATAGAAAGGAACATATCCATCAACAAATACCTTTTCAAATAAGTAATAGCACCACCAATATTTTGAGTTAATTTATTAGGATCACTAACTTTAAACTCAGGGAACGGTACACGAATACTAATTTCACCGTTCTCAGGATCCCAATCCTTTAACTTTAACACACCATCACTTGTAAAACTAAAAATTAAAGTAGTCTCATACTTAGTAGTTAAAGGAATTAATTCCTTTAACAAATCATCTAATTTAAAATATTTCGCTTTAAGAAACTTATTTGAACCTGTTTTTTTAAAACCAATATAATGCATTTCATTTTGCATTCTTGCCAACTTTTCATATATAGTCATGTTACCAATATCATGACTTAAATCCTGAACTTCACTCATATAATACCCCCATCATCTAAATCATGGTATTCATCATCGATACTGTAATACTCATCATCCTGTAACTCACCAATTATTTCAAGCACTTTAGATTCATCAATATTTTCTAAAGATGCCTGAGAGTGTGGAATGAAACCTTTTGACACCCAGTATTCATGATACTGGATTTCACCACCACACAATTCCTGTAAAGTATTCATAATATCACGTGTTTTCTCATAAGTACTGTCATGAAAAACAATTACAGATAAGAAAATACCATGTAAGTTTCCATGAGCAGAAATATGTCCACCCATTTTTTCAACAATTTCCAATGCCTGATTGTAAAACCTGTTTTGCTGATCATAAGTAATCATACTAAACACCCATTAGTGTAGGGATCCATCTGTCCCACAATACAGAATGCAAAAATGAATAATAAAATTATTAAAATTATTCCTTTTGCAAAGATTATTTCCACTTCATACTTTTCTCTCCAGGACACTTTTTTATGAAGTCTAACTGGAGTAGGTTTATTGTTGAAGAGACTCATAATTGAGCCTCCAACAATTTATACTTAACTTCTTTTTTCATACCAGGAGTATTAAGGAAATCTTTCAATTCCCTTAAGCGGGTTTGTTCTTCAACATACTCAGCATACTCAGCATATAATGTTTCGAACAATTCCCTTTGTTCAGGATATTCCTGTGCTAGAAAAACGAACAGTTCATCTATTTCACAGTAATCTTTGTACTGTGACTGGTTGATCCTGTATAAGGCATTACCAATCTTGTTTTCATTTTTCCAGAATTCAGGAGTGAACATTCATTTACCCCCGTAAGCTAGTTCACCTGCACGAGCAAACTCCAACATTTGCTCATCAGACAATTCATAGATTTGAAATTGCTTATATTCATCAGCCAACCTATGATCTATTTCTTCCTGGGTTTCATAATCCTCAGACAATAATATCTGTTCAAGATAATCAAACTCGACCTCATCTTCAGGTGGAGTAATCGTATACATTGAGTTGTTGTATTTGCAACTCATACGCCCACACTCCTGAATTTTTGGAGTTCTTCTTCATAGACTCTGTTTTGAGCCTGAAGCCTTTTTGCTTTTAAAAATACATGTTCAATTTCTTCCTGGGAAAGAACTCTCCCAAAAACTTCAATCTTATTCTTATCCATATTACCAACTCGTGGATTTTTTAGAAGATCTTCTTCAGAGTTGCCGCTCTGATTTTTTCTTCTTCAAATAACTATTATACTTAATAGTATATAAAGGTTATTATATTTACCTTTATTAAAGGTAAATATATATACTGCAAAACAGAATATATTATATAAGAAATATAAAAATGGAGGTATGCCTATTTTAGAATATACAACAAAATTAAGTAAAGGCGGACCTAATTCTATTAGGTCAATAGTCCCCCAAGATGTGATAAAATTATTAGAATTAGAACTAGGGGATTCATTACATTGGATTGTAAATATTGATGAAGGAATAACTGTATCTATTGAAAAAGCTGAAAAATAATCAGTTAATCCTTCACAAATATTTTTAGTAAATATTAAATATCTTTTTTTATAATAAATAGTATTGGTTACTAAAATTTTTATCAACTCGTGGTATCTATTTTTTGTAGCCTCTAGTTTTTGAGAGGCGAGATGTTGCCGCATCACAGACCCCCTCATCAACTAGGAATTACATTTACTTATTTTTCTATAATCTTCTTTTTCATTGCTGCAAACTCTTCATCTGTCAATAAACCTTTCTCATATAATTCTGCATATTTTAACAATTCATCAGATTTAGTTAAAGTATTTGTTTCAACTATTTTTTGTACAGATTCATTTGATTTTTTATTAAAATTTAACCATGCATCATTTAATAATTGGAAATTTTCATCAGTTGCACCTTGAAGCACAATTGGTTTAAAACCAGAAACACTAATTACAATACCAGAAGTCCTACCTACAACTTGTTTATCATAATCTATTGCATTAATATTACCATATGGTATTACTTTATCCCCTAAATCCCTACTTTTAAAAAAGCTCAATTTTTTTATTACAAGTTTATCTTCATTAACATAACAAAATCCTTTAACAAGATTTTCTTTTTTATTGTTAAATCCACTTCTCCTTTCTTCATATAACACACATGAGAAATCCCTGTCTTCAACACCTGCTTTTACTAGTTCCCTTTGTATTTTTTTGTTTTTCTTTTCTATTTTTTCAGGATTAGCATATTGTGCTAGTATTTGATTAATTCTTTCTGGAATGTCTCTTAATTCAACTGTTCCTTCATGCAATTCTTTTTTTATTTGTTTATTTACTTTACCCCAGACAGAATTAATTTTAAAGGTTGAGACTCCTTGATTGATGATTTGGTTATTAAATTGAACATTTCTCATCATGTTGCTTCCCATTATCCTTTTGATAATGTCTTCACCATCTTTTATTCTTTCTTTCTCTTGTTTTTTGATTTCGTTTTTTTCTTTTTCTTTTTCAAAGTATTCTCTTTGCTTTTCATCCAACTCTTTTGCTTTATTTAAAGCTTTATTTAAAAATCCCATTGTTTTAACATCCACATGACACAATAAATTTAAAATCATAACCATTTTTGACATTTACAAAACTCAGTCATCCTCTTCAACATATTAGGCTCTTTCATAGCATCAGTAGGATTAAAAGCCAAGAAAATCTTACCATCCTTACCAAACATCCAATAAATACCAGAATGAGAAGAATCAGTACCATCTTCAACAATATACTCTTTCACCAATGGATCATCAGAAACATATTTTTCAATTGCTTCTGGATCATAACCATAAATTTCTTTTTCACCTTCATCAACACTATTAATCATTTTCACAGTACCAATTTCAGTGTGTGCTTTATTAGTACTGTACAATTTACCATCTTTTACTTCAATCCCGTTTACATTATCTGATTTTAATATGTCTGTTGGATTTGATGCAGAAACTGATAATGCCCCAGCAACTACTATTAATCCTATTATTAAAATAGATATTATTATTTTTTTCTTCATTTATTATCAACTCGCAACCTTATTTTTTTTATAAGTAATAATCCAATTACTCTTTAGTAAATGATTTCATTATATAATTCTCATTATCTACTTTCGCCCATTCTCGTTTCTTCTTTTTAGATTTCTTTTTATTGTTCTTCTTAGCAACCATAATTTATATTATACTATGTAAGTTACTAATATTAAAATACTTAATATTATACTCCCAATAAAACAATAAAAACCATATTGTAAATCCTTACTTTTACTATTCAATAAACTTAAATTATGGTTAATAGTGTTTTCATAAGCTCCTAATGATTCTGAAACATATTCCTCCTCGGAATAATCATATTCATAACATTTTTTAATAAATTCCACATTTGGATAATATTTAAATTTTTTTAGGATTGTTGGTTTGATGAAACATATTAATGATCCAAAATAACAAATCAATATAAATAAACATAATACCCATTTTACCATGTTATTTATTGATGGTAGGAAAAAGTTAACTTGTAATGCAAGCATTGCACTAATTAAAGTAATCATTTTCATTGCTTTATCATCAAGTTGTTTATTTGTATCTTCAATTATATTGTAAGCTGATTCCATTTGAGTAATATAAACTTTATCATCCATATTATAAATCGCCCCACATATTATTTTTTGTTGGATTCTTCAATTATGGTTCTTGTTTTTATATTTATGTTATAAGTTAATATAAATGTTTCTATTCAAAAAATAAACCTTAAAAATACAGTATATTCAATGAAAATAATAAAATACTAAACAATATTCACCACTAAAAAATAAAACACAATGTATTTTAAAATTTAGTGTTTAACCAAAATTATCAGACAATACACCACTGTTCAAAAAACAAGAAAAACAAGAAAAAAATAGGAAAAAGTTAAAAATTATTTTATTGAATATTCAATGAGATCTTATAGGATTTCTATCAAATTCATCTAAAAGTTCCAAAATTAACTTAGCATTACTTTTAGAATTTCTAACATCATGTTTTTTTAATTTTACTTTATAATCTGCACGATTTCTAGAATTTCTTAGTTTATGAAGATAATCCCCTAACTCCTGTTCTTCTTCATAATTTGAATTTTTCAATGCTTCTATCAATATTTTATGAGACTCTCTTGAAGGCAAATCTCTTAAAAATGCTTTTTTATAATATGCCCTTAATTCACCAAAACAAGCATAATATAATCTCCCAATCCCAGAACGCTGATATTCCTCTTCATCAGAGTAGTCTAATAAAAAGAGTCCAACAGTATAAAATTTTCTCCAATTAAAACTCATAAACTACCACAAATCCACAGAAACTAATTTTTTCAAAGTTAATGGAAACTTATCAATATGCCTAATTTCTTTATTTAATTTTCTTAATAATTCCCAATCATTATCAAAAGATAACTCATTTGTATTAATATAAATTATTAATTGACTTAAATCTTGAATTTCAGGATCAAAAGAAAATTCTAAGCAATAATTTTTATTTTGAAAAAATTTATGAAGTAATATAATAATCTCATCTAAATACTCAAATAAATCATCATTCCTTAAAATAAAGTCATGAATATCTTTAGGATTAATTAAATTAAATTTTTCATCTAATTCATTAAATTTAAAATCAAATAAATCAAAATATTTTGAAATTGAAATTGGTTCTGAATTAATATAATTACTATCTAAAGTAATCGGGGGAGTGATATACATTTGATTATCCTCTTTCTCATTAAATAGTGATTCTACAGGACACATACATTATTCTCCTTTAATTAATTTTTCAAATTTAGACATAATTGAATAATCAAATTTATCAAAAATTAAATGATTCATATCAATTAAATTACATTTAATTTCATCAAGAGTATTAATATTGTGAAGAACACAATCATAATCTAAAATAAAAATTTTGTTTGCATCTTCATTAGGGAATCTAGGATTAAACAATCCATATTGCATAGTTACTAAATAATCATCTTTTTTAGAATTAACTTTACTAAATATTTGAACTAAAGTTTCATCATTTTTCTCAAGATTATTTATAATAGCCATATTAGTTAAATCCGGATTAAAATATTCTCCAATATTATTAGTTATATCTATATCAGCAATCTGATTAATGTATCTTAACCCCAAAAATTTTAATTCCCCATAATCATATTGATCAAAAGCTGTAATTAACAACAATATTTCATTTAAAAAATCATGAAAACCAGAATATGCTTTTTCTTGATATTCTAAAACTAAATTATTAGCAGTTAATGTAACAATTTTTTTATGATTATTACTTTTAAATACCCATACGAATTCCCCTTCTTTAGTAATTTTTTTAGGATCCCCTGAATTAATATCAATATTTAAATTAATTTTATTACGTGGAATAACCTCTAAAATAGGAAATTTATCTGAAATTTTTTCAGCAAAATCTTTAACTACATTTTTATCATTACCCAATAACTCTTTGATAGTTTGAAATTCAATTCTAAAAATAACTTGACTAATAAAATTATCATTCAAACGAATTCCCTTTTCCAT